GCAGAGTTAGAGCGTGCGGTAAGGAGCGTGCAATGAGTCAAGCGCAAATTGAGTTAGCGTTATTCGACAAACTCGAATCAATCAAGGCTACATTGCCGACGATTTACTATCCAAACAGCCCACACAAAAACAAACCGAACCCGCCAACGGGTGAACACATTCGCGTTAATGTTTTACCTGTAGGCACGCAGCCAATAGGCATAGCATCCACAAACCAAACAACGGGTATTTTGCAATGCTCTGTTTATGTTAAAGACGGCACAGGCACTATTAGAGCCGCTCAGATTGCTGATTTAATTCTAAGCGCATTTGCACGAAATACGCTATTATCAAACAATGTACGCATAGACAAGCAGGGCAGCGTCAACAGTGGTTTTTCTGTTGATGGGTGGTATCATTTGCCTGTCTCCATTCCTTATCAACAGATTACGGGGTAATCGAAATGACAGCAGCTTTAGTACAAACAACCGCAGGCGCAACCATTGGCATTAGTGCCACTTTACCCGCTACTGACGATGCGGTAGGTTATGCAGCATTAACATTTACAACGATTGGCGAAATCACCGACTTGGGCGAGTTTGGCCGCGAATATTCAACAGTTACGCATAATCCAGTGGCATCACGCCGCACGATTAAGCGTAAAGGCTCGTTTAATGACGGCACAATGGCTCTACAGTTAGCGATTGATCGTGATGACGCAGGGCAAATTATCGTACAGACTGCCGTTGCGTCTGATGCTAACAAAGCCATTCGCATCACATATCAAGACGGGTCGAAGGATTATTTTAGCGCGTTGGTTATGTCGTTCAAAACGAATGCTGGTAGCGTTGACCAGATTTTATCAGGCTCTATTAATTTAGAGATTAACACCGATATTATCCAAGTAGCATTACCTTAATCATTACCAAGCCCCTTTAATTAGGGGCTAACAATAAGAGATTGTCATGGATTTATTAAACCTTTTACCGTCCGATAATGCGGCTATTACGCTAAAGCACCCTGTTAGCAAAAACGAGCTAGAAGGCATGACTATCAGTGTTAGCGGCCACGATTCTGCTACGTTTAAGAATGCGATTAAAGAACGTGCTAAGGCTCAAATGTCGCGCAAGTCTGCCGATGTTGACTTTATTGCTAACGACAAAGAAGCGGTCGAGTTATTGGCTAAGTGTACGACAGGCTGGACTGGCATCACTGAAGGCGGCAAAGAACTGCCGTTTTCTACAGCCAATGCCGTCTATATTTACACGAAATATAACTGGATTCGTGAGCAGATTGATAATGCTATTGGCGACCGTGCTAATTTTTTTATGAGTGCGTAGAGCGGCTAAAACTCTACGCTCGCCAACAAGCGTGGTGGAATAGTTGCCCTCAAACTAAGGGCGCGAAAGAGCATAACACTGTTTCGCGCTTGTCTAAATTCAAGTCTAATAATCCGCAATCCATCCCTTTTATGCCCGATGTAAAACACGGGCTTTATCTTGTCGAATTATTACACGAAGCGGGTACAATCTCTTACAATGAGGGCGTTGCAAGACGTTTGTCATGGTCTGAATTGAAAGCATGGTCTGATTTTGTGGGCTATGATTTAGATTCGTGGGAAGCCAGTACAATTATGCTATTATCAGCGTGTTATGCTGAAATCAGCAACGAAGCAACAACCAATGATTGCCCTATGCCGTGTCAGCCGACAATGACAGAAGATAGGCGAAAAGCAGTATCAATGAACATTAAAAACGCGCTACGCTCAATCGCTAAAGTGAGGTAAAAAATGGCAGTAATTGACCTTTTAATGATTGGGCTAGGGATTGATACGCGCCGTTTACGCGATGGTGAACGCGCGCTAGGTCGTTTACAGCAAGCGGGAAACAAAGCAGAGAATGCTCTAGGCCGCATGGCTTCGATGCTTGCCTCCGCCTTTGCCGTGTCTAAAATAATTGAATATGCAGACGCTTATACCAACCTACAAAACCGCTTAAAACTTGTTACCGATTCAACTGAATCACTCGCACAAGCCACTCAAAACGTTATTGATATTGCTCAAAACTCACGACAAGCACTTGGAGCAACTGGTGACTTGTATTTCAAGATTAGCCAAAATGCTGAAAAACTAGGGTTATCAGTAGCGGACGTTTCGCAAGTAACAGAGACGTTCGGGAAGACTTTGGCACTATCAGGCGCAGGTACTCAACAAGCCGAAGCGGCTATTCTACAATTTAGTCAGGCATTAGCGAGCGGTGTATTTCGTGGTGATGAATTTAACAGTGTTGCAGAAAATGCACCTGCAGCAATGGATGCGTTCAGTCGCGCGTTAGGTGTCACAAAAGGCGAATTAAGAAAACTTGCGCACGATGGCGCATTAACTGCTGATATTTTAATACAGGCGTTAAAAGAACAGTCAGAAGAGGTAGATAAAGCGTTTGGCAAGACAGAATCTACCATTTCTCAGGCATTTACTAATCTAAAAAACAACGTCATTGTGTTTGTCGGTCAAATGAATGAAGCGACTGGGGCAAGTAAAGACTTTGTATCAGTTTTGGATAGTATTTCGTCGTGGTTAGAAGGTGGTCAATTATTCGATAATGTTATTTATCAAACTAAAATATGGGGTTATGCGTTAGATGATGTGTCCGATGCGTTCAAATTATTAAACGCATGGCTGAAAAGTATTGGGGTTGATAGTGATTCTATTTTCGGTCGAGTCGGTAAATCATTAAAAACATTGCCAACAGATTTTACTGCATTAGTAAAAATTGCAAATGCAGAATGGACTAAATTCTCTGACACAGTAGCCGAAGGAATGATTATTCATTCTACGCGAAAAAAGGAAATTGACGATGCGTATAATAAAACGATTAGCAATATATTAGGCGAAAGAGACGCTCGGTTATCTGCATCGGATGCGGCAGTAAAAGCAATTCAAGAAGAAAGAAAAGCGCGGAAACAAGCGATTGCGGATAAAGAATTATCCGACTACATGGATATGCTTGCAAAACCTGATAGCAAGTCATCCAAAGAATTGCTAGAGGCATCACGCAAGAAAGCAGAAGCCGACAAGATTGCTAAGAAGTCGGCAGAAGATGCAACTAAAAAAGCTGAACAGTTAAAAAGCCAATACGATGCGTTATCTTTATCTCAATTAGAACAAATTCAGCTATGGGGCAAAGATACAGGACTGGCAAAGCTAAACTTTGACTTGAAATATACAAACCTTAGCAAGTTAGGCCAAAAAGAAAAAGACAATCTCATTTTGCAACAAAAGAAGATTGACGCACTACAAGCCGAAAAAGACCTTGCCGCGCAACAAACAGAAGTTGATAGCTTTATGGCAGGTCAGGCGCAAGAGCTTGACGCTTTACGCGCTCAGTACACATCAAAGAATGATATTGTTTATCAATCAATGAAGGCAAGACAGTCCATTATTGACGAGGCGTATGCTACCAATCGTATGTCAGAAACAGAGTTTTATACTAGAAGCACACAAAACGACTTACAGTATAATGCTGAAAAACTGCAAATTCAAAGCGATGCGATGGCAGAACAAAACGCATTGAAGAATGAAGAATTTAACGCAGCATCTAATTTAGCTGGAAATATTTTAGAGCTTGCCAGAGCAACAGGGCATGAGAACAACGATATTGCAAAAGTGGCTTTTGCTGCTCAAAAAGCCATTGCCATCGCCCAAGCTATTTTAATGACGGAGCAAGCTGCATTAGCAACACAAGCCAGCTATGCAATGATGGCGGTTATGAATCCTTTAGCTGCACCTGCTTTATTAGCCGCAGGAACTGCACACGCAATGGTGATGCGTGGACTAGGTTATGCAAGCTTGGCGATTATGGCAGCTACGGCGAGTGTTGAACTTGCTGGCGCACGAGCAATGGGTGGTAACGTCCAAGGCGGCAAAAGTTATCTTGTTGGCGAGCGCGGCGCGGAAGTTATCACAATGGGCGGTAACGGTCATGTAACGCCTAATCATAAATTGGGTGGCGGTGACTCTAAAATAACGATTGTTAATCAAACCACAGGCCGTATTGATAACGTTGAAGAAAAAACCATGCCCGATGGTGAACGTATTTTGATTATTCAACAAGCCCGTGATTTAATAGCGGCAGAAATGCGCGACCCGAACAGCAAAACATCGCGCTCTATGCAGTCATCACTCACAGTACAGAGACGCAGATAATGCCTACTTTACCGCGTGACCTTTACCCTGTTACATCGCCGAGCGGCTATAGCCATAACGCAGCAGGTGGCGTGTCTCGAACGCAAGTCGAAGGTGGATTTAATCGCTACGCTTTAGACTTTGAGCGCGGCGTTCAACAGTTTAATGTCGCCCTAGCTTGCACGGCAGGGCATTATCAAATATGGACTTTGTTCTTTTACAACATCATTAAAAAAGGCGCGTTGTCTTTTGATATGCCACTCGATAGCGGTAGTGGACTACAAACGCACACGGTTAATATCATTCCTAATTCTGTCAGTGTGAACGAAACAGACGGCAATAATTTTGTTGTGACGTTTCAGGTTGAGGCAGAGTCTAGTGCGTATGATTTTGATGAAGATGGCACGGCGGCTATATTGGCACTATGGGAAACAGGTGCTGATATTGCTGATATTACAGAATTATTTGATCGTCTCGCCTTATTCGTTTTAACTGAAACATTGGTGCTTGTATGAGTATTGATATTGAGCAACAACTCAGAGAGTTTTTATCAAGCGCACCACAAACTAAATACATTATTGAAGTGGTTAGCATCGCACATTCTTCACTGACTCAAACTTATCATTTG